AATGCAGTAGTTAAAGTTGAGTGGAGGGCTTCAAAAGAGTAGTTATGGAAATGTTAAGATATAAGTCTGTATGTCCGAATGATAAACCAATGTGGCTGTTAAAGCTACAGATGGCTATCAGTAATACATACTCTATACGAGGGATAGAAGATACTGAAGAGGAGTGGAAGCAGTTGAAAGACTTTATAGACTGGTTCATATCTAAGTTGTATGTTCGTAAAGACATAGCAGTGAAAAGCGATATAAGCACCTATCTTATGAGAGAAGATGGTCAGACCCAACTGCTTATCAAACGAAACGGAAAATTAATTCAAACATATTATATTCAAAACTAAAAGATTATGGCAACATTTTTAGACAAGCTCAAGAAGAGATTGCAAACATGGCATGAGGAACGTGCCGACAGAATGCAGAACAAACGACAGGCACGGCTCGACGCAGAGGCACGTGAAGCCGTACAAGTAATGGAATTTAATGGTGAGCTATATGTGAGCGTACATGGCATACCATTGTTCGGTGAAAGTGACCTTAGCGATGATCTTACAGAGGCTGTAGCTTCTGGTCGTAAAGCATATAAAGATTGGAAGGAGGAAAAGCTATGGGAGCAAACAGGAACTACGCAAGGTTTTATACCCTGCTAAAGAAGATGCCTGGTGCTGACAAGGAAACGCTGGTCTATCAGTTCACACAAAACAGAACAGTACACCTTCATCAGATGTTAGATAAAGAGTATGATGCTATGTGTAGACAGATGGAGGATATTACAGGATATGACGAGCGAAGACGTAAGCAGTATGATATCCTACGCAAGGCACGTAGCGGAGTTCTTCACCAGTTGCAGATATACGGCATAGATACGACAGACTGGAACCGTGTGGATACCTTTTGTAAAGACCCACGAATAGCAGGTAAATCTTTTAGAACATTGACAGTGGATGATCTCAATGCTTTAAATACAAAAATAAGAATGATCATCCGAAAACAAAAAACAGAATAATATGGTAAACATTAAGAATTTGAGCAAGGAAGAGCGTGCAAAGCTACTTGCTGAGTTGCAGAACGAAGAAAAGCAGAGTCGCATTGAACGCCGTGAGACCTACGAGGGGCTACGTGCTGAGATGATGCACGATGTGTGGCAACGCTTAACACGTATCGTGACTGACGTGCGAGGATTCCACGACTGGTTACAGGGTGAAGTTGAAAGCTTCGTAAGTGTAATGCGTGATTATGGTCAGGTTCGCAAGAACGACCAGCGAAGCTACACTATCACTGACGGCGATTTTCGCCTTGAAATCTCAAGCAATAAGGTGAAAGGCTTTGACGAGCGTGCAGACCTTGCTGCAGAGCGTCTAATCGACTATCTCAAGCGTTATATGAAGCAAAGCGAGAAAGGTTCGGACGATCCAATGTATCAGATGGCAATGACGCTGCTTGAGCGCAATAAGGCTGGCGACCTCGACTACAAGAGTATCTCTAAGCTGTATGAGTTGGAGGATAAGTTCGATAGTGAGTATTCAGAGATTATGACACTTTTCAAGGAGGCGAATGTGGTCCAGAAGAACGCTATCAACTACTACTTCTATCAGAAGAATCCAAAGACCAATGTTTGGGAACGCGTAGAACCAAGTTTCTGTAGGTTGTAACAGACAAAAATCATTAACTAACTCCTGTTTAAGAATAAAACCGTCCATTAATGTGTACGAACACACATTTGGGCGGTTTTTATTTGTAATAAGCAGATAAAAAGGTGTAAAGACTTGCAAATAAGATGATTATTTGTTAATTTTGCAGATATGAGTAAAGGAAGAGATAGTAAATTGATAGAAGCACGCAATAGAAGGTTATTTGAGCGTTACTTCTACTGGACAGAGGAACGACGCCTCCGTTTCGATGACACTATCCGCATACTTTCCAATGAAGAGTTTTATCTGTCTGAAAGCCGTGTGCTGCATATCATTCGTGATATGATTAAACGTGGTGAGACGGTAGATGGCAAGCAGATGAAAGCACCGTTCTTCACAGGCTTTCGTGTTACACCTTCACGCCCATCTTCACGCGTAAAGAAGGTTTCTGAACCGTCCTTGTTTCCTTAACCATTTCTGACACTGTACATTCGTACATCATCTCATACACTTTTATTCCGTGCTTCCAAGTAAAGAACTTGGAAGACTTGCGTATCAAAGGAGCATCAGTGCCAAGACAGGTTCCCTGTAGCAACTGGTGCAACTGGTGGCGCATTTCATTACGCTCTCTGACAGCCTGCGTGGTTCCACTCGTAGCGTGAGTGTCATCATAGCAGTCTACGATGAGACGGATGCGAATCCTACAAGTTCCTTTCTGTGCAAGCATTCCTATATCGCTCCATTCTGTCTGCGCTTCTTCTATAAGTACTGCAGGGAACGTTAGCGGATACATATCAGTATCTTCGTCCTCTATATTTTCAAGTTGTCCGTAGTCTTCGTCAATTACTGAAAGCAACGGCATTTTCTCTTTAAGAAAGTCTATCAGTTGGCAGAGTGTCTGTTCCATATTTATCTTCTACTTACAAGTTCTTTTATTTTCTCTATGCTCTCATCAAGCATCTTGTTAATTTTTGCTGTCAGCTCACGGCTATCACCAATGAACTGACGGCGTGGAATTCGTGCTGTGATATTAAGCTTTGTCTTTTTCGTGAGTGCGAGAGCCTTCCACATCTTAGCTCCAGAAGGTAAGTCTTTTGGAAGTTTCCCTTTGCCTTTCACGCCTGATAGTGCATACACCTTAGCCCATGCCATACGCCGCATACGCTTTGTAATAGTTGGATGCGTATTAATGGTACCGCCTTCATTGTGAACAGCTGCGTAAGGCACAGGATTGGATATTGTAACTTGCCCAGGTGATGTTTCACTTTGTATTGAACGCATAAGATGGTTGCGTCGAGAAGTAAGAGGAGAGTATTTTGCATCCGTCGTATTGCCATCCTGTCGTTTCGTACGTTTCCATTGGTGAACTCCTCCATCCGTGAATCCACCATCTCGGAAGTTCTGCTTGAAGTGGTTTGCAGCTACTACACCGACCTTTCGAGGAAGTCTATCTGTCACCTCCTTTTGTATCTCGTCTTTGACACGTGAGATACGCCTTTCTATTTCTTTTGCATCCATTTCTTCACTTTTTTGTCGAAAATGTTTGTTGTATCAGAATAAATCATTATTTTTGTAGCAGATATAAGAGGATTTCTCAAATACCGCGTCGGATTGCAGTTTCGAAGGGAAGGGTTTGAGAGATCCTTTTACTTTTTTATCATCTCTTTAAGTTTACTACTATCTGAGATGCTATACAAGACATATTCATCCCAACGTGTTTGATGAACGATAATCCAACTTGTATCATTTGATATTTTTGTTTCAAAGATATGCCCCTTCACGACACTGTTATGTTTCTTGTGATCATCTACAGGTCCTAAGTACCGAGCATTGGCAAAGACATCTTTTATAGTAAGCAAAAGTTCATTCTTCTCTCTAAAATGCTCATGTGGTTGATTTAACCATTCTTTTATTCCACGCATAGTTATATGTACATCATGTGGAAATTTAGGATTATGTAGCACCTCATCTTTAAGATAAGATACCTCCTGCTTTATTTCTTTTGCTCTTGTTCTGAGTTCAGAGTGAATCGTCTTTTCTCTATCTATACACCCATCAATATAAGGACAATTATAACAATCCTTTTTCCTATTCATGAAGAGTGTTGTAATCCGCCCTTTTATGCCAGGCTTATAAAAAGAGCACTGGCTGCATTTGTCTGAGAAATACGGATGAGTGTCGTTGAATATATGCCCATCTTTACCCGGGTTGTTTTCAAGTCCTTTTTGTGGCAGAGGTGCATCCATATCTGCATGACGATTTACAGGATCATCAGTAGCTTCAAGTGAGCACTTGCAGTTCCATCGGTCGCCAGGGTGGTGCGTGTTCCAGAAAGGATCATCAATAGGCAGGGTAAGCTTCGCCGTCCAATATTCACGATGACTCCCTTCAGGACTTGGTGAAGTCGTCGGCATCCATCGTAGGTTAGGCAGGATATCCTTGTTACGTTCAAACTCACGCCAGTCTGCAGCATTGTGCGCACGGATAACAGCAGTGTCATACTCTGTACGAAGCCACGCCCCGACGTGATGCGAGGTGATTCCCTTTACATCATCTACCCATTGACGGAAGTCTTTCAGTTTGCCATTACTATCCAGCAGGTTCTTTGCAACCTCTCCAGCCAATGAATGTACTTTGAACGCTGCAAAGACCTCATTAGAATGGCGCAGGGCACGATAAAACTCCTCATCGTGTGTACTTGTAGCATTGCTCTGTGAAAGTCCCTCCACAGTCGCTTCATTGATGACTTTAACGACAGCGGACCATAATCCGGGATCAATGCCTTCAGCTAATTCAGGCTTGCTATGGATTCTTTGCAGAAATGCCTGTACGACATTGAATGAGATAGCTGGACTTTCATTGTGGAAATGACTATGACCAGAGCAAGAGCAATGCTCACCATAATAGAGCGTATCAATCAGAATTTCGCCCCTTTGTCGTGTTGTGGGGCGAGTCCGAAAAAACTTTTCAAATGCTGTTTGAACGCTGTTTTATCAGTGTTTTTGTCTTGCTTCTTTTTGTCGTCATCATTACCCTGCAAATCAAGTTGCTCTCTGAATGCAGCCTTTGCAGCCTCTTTCTCCTCCTTGAGCTGTTTGTAGTTATCAGGCTTAGCTACACAGAATGTTTCATAGAGATAGTCGTCATCAATCGGAAGACCCATTGATGACAGCTTCTGAACGATGTCTATCTGTTGAGCTGGGTTAATCTTGTCTTTCTTCGCATAGACGAACTCACCACCTTCCACATTGAAACCAAGTGAGGCGAAAACAGGTCGCATATCATAATTGAGAATATCAAGAATGAAATCACGATCATCGGAGTTCATTTCGTCCTCTTCCTCCTTGTGTACAGAGCCGAGGGCCTGTGTTCCTGTTGACTTAGCGTCTGTGGTAAGCGTGTTTCCCAGCACACGTATAGAAATTTTCGAGTCCCAGTACTCAGCAAAAGTTCTATAGAGATCGCTGGAACCAGTTTTATTACCAGCCTCTACAAGTTTCAGTTCGCTTTCTTTTGGATGGATGTATGCTGCGTTTGCACCCTGTCGGCGTGCGTCAGCGATGACACGACGGCGTGCGTCCTCGTCGCCAGCATCGTAAGTGTACTCACGAATAGGCATACCGAAGATGTTACAGAACTGTGCCCAGTCTGACATATCACCACGCTTATAGAGTACAGCAGGCAGAAGTTCTGCATAAATACCAAGATCACGTTCGCTCCCAACGAAAAGCATATCAGGGAAGTCATCAATAGGCACGCCATCCATTGAACCTTGATACTTGAGCAGCTTACGATGTATAGGGTCATAGTGCTTGCGATTGATAAGGTCATAACGGATATTACCTTCCTCATTGAGATAGAACTGTACAAGTGTGAAGCCCCAGAACTCTGACATTACAAGATCTTTCCTCAGCTGTTTGAACCAAGGTGATTTTATCTGATTGTTGATAACATCATCAGGCACACCGTTTCTTCTAAACTCAATAGGAATCTTCGTTACGCCTCGCATACGCTTTGCAATGACTCCAGAGAGATGAAGGTCAAGAGAAGCACTGTCATACATATCGTACAAGCGTGCCCTATTGGAGAAATCTATTCCTCTTGCAGCCTTAACAGATTGCATATACGCATTCATGTCAAACATGAATATCTCAGGCATCTGTAGAACGATGTCTGGCTGTCTCATCCCTTGAGGAACGAGCATTCCACCTTGTATTATTTTGCCTTGCTTAGGGCTGTTTTTCTTTTTTCTGTTCATAGTAATGTTGGTCTTAAGCCGTCAGCTTGTATCTGCCAACGACTATTGTTCTTAAGTTCATCTTCAGGCATCAATGGAGCACCATCAATCGTTACGTCTCCTCCCATTACGCCTTTCAGCCATTCTATAGCACGCTCATATCTATCCTGGCGTATTTTTGCAATCTTGTACGGATTATGTTGCGTAAAGATGTGATAGATAGCGATGTCAAGCGCAAACATAAGAATGAGAGGGTGTCTATCATCCCCTCTTGTGGAAAAGATGGCGTTACAATCATATTTTTTGTTCAGATACCCCCTCATCTCACTTACCGCTCTATCCTCACATATCTCAACGATCTGGGGGTCATAAGTTGGACTTTCTTTACGCAGCAGTGCATCAAGTATCTCGCGGTGGATACTTGGATTGTAGTCTTCTATATTGATAAAGTTATTCATAATCACATCTTATAAGGATTTTGTTCATCCATTGTATGAAAACTGATAGTTATAGTGGGTTCAACCTCTGCCATCTTCTCATCTAACATCGTGATTCCACCTTCAAGAGAGTCAGGTCCATCAGCAGGATATGGCAAGTTAAGTTCAAAGAGTTTGCACTGATTGATAAGCTCCTGCATCATAGGGTTGTCTTTTTCCTCTTCATTGAATACCCATTGACAATTACGATCAATCGGTTCAAGGTTGGCTTCGATACGTGTTGCCTTATCAGCTTTCTTTCGTCCATCACTACGTATAAAAAGAGTTGTTTTTCGTCGCTGCTGCTCCTCACGTAGTAGCGGCTTGAACACTTGTTCGTAGAAAGGATCTTGCAGCTTGTTGTTCTCTATGTACCAATATACAGGAACCTTGCCACCCACGTATTTGTTAAGTTCAAAGTACCAGCCAATGAAGTTTGCATTTGTCTCGTGAGCCAAAAAACCTTTTATAGTGTAGTAGACACCTTTATACTTGCCAATTAGCCAAAGAGACTTAGTAGATGAGCCTTTCTTTTTGCTGTCAGAATAAGCAGGGGCTCCATATCCGATAAGGAACTTAAACTTAGACAAAGCTGGGACTTTTCCGAATGGAAGATTACGGAAGATCTTACCTTCTGAAACAGGGTTATTGAAGTACTCTGCTTGTACGGCTCTTGCAGATATACCAGCAAGGACTGTATTAATCTGCTCCTCAGTGTTTTTTGCAGGCCAAGTAGATTTTCCACTCTTATCGCGGATGTTAACAATATCCCAGTTCTTTGCTATTGCTCCAGCACGTGCAATACAACAGTCTTTTGCAATGATATTACCACACCAAAGTATCAGAGTCGGCTCAGAGATAGAACGTGTTGGATAGAGTGCACCTTCAAACCAATCCCACTTCTTTTTAAGAGTCTCAGGGTTACGACAATCCTCATCAGTGTCATAGTCATCAAGATAGATGACATCAGGTCGTACCGCTTCGTTTCTCGCACCACGAGGAGCACTACCAGCACCAAGCGCAACGAACTTAGCACCACAGCGACATGTGAAGTCTGTTTCTGTCCATTGCCCTACAAGCTGTTGAATGCCATAAAATTGCTTAATACGTGGGTTGTTCTCAAAATTAAGTCTGAAAGGTGTAAGTAAACGTGTTGCTGAAGTTATAGTTGCCGAAGCTAACACAATGAACTTCTTACGCCCAGTGAGCGCAAGATACATCAAGACAAACATAGAAACCGTGGACTTTGCCAGCTCACGACTCCACGAAAGCACTTCGTACCATTCATCGTGTTCAATAATACGACGAATAGCACACACGTGAAAAGGTGCAAATTCATATTTAGCATACTTGGGAAAGAAATACTGAATCCATTTAATAGGGTCTTGTTCCAGTTCCTTTCGTCTGCGTTCAATGTCACGCCTTGACAGCCCATTCTCAACAGGCATGTCAGAGATGAATGATTTATGGAACTCTTCCCAGTTCCTTAATGCAAGTCTTTCTTCCTGTGTCATTTCGCCTTTGCCATTTGATCCTTGATGAACGCATCAAAGAGGTTGTTAAACTGCTTAGCTGCATCAATATCAAGAGGACGTAACCAAGACAGAAAGCGCATAGCGACACTGATGCAGTCTGCAACACCAACATCACTTTCTAACTTTTTGACAGCACCAGCGAGCTTAGCAAGAGCATCGGCCTCCTGTGCTGTGGCAAACCTCTTACCTTCTTCACGATTTTGAATATTGTTGTTGATTTCAATAATCTGTCTCTGGAACTGTGCTATAATCTGGTCAGGTGTAATCGTAAATGAAGCTTTTAACTCCTCCCAACCTCCTTCACGCACCCAGCGAGAGACAGTTTGCCTTGTAGTTCCTACTTTTGCAGCTATCTCCTCTTGTGTGCAACTTCCCTCCATGTAGAGAGACTTTGCAATACCTTTTTTGTCTATATTCGTCTTTGTCATATTGTCTAAATCTTTTGCAAATATCTTATATTTTATGGACTTTTTGAAATCCATTATTTATAACAGCACTGTCTGTTTGCACCATAAAATCAGCTGTTTGCGCTATGAATTTACGATTTTGTCACTCCCAGAAAAAACATGATATTTGCATCAAAAATTGAAATAATGAGTTCAAACTTTTTCAACATTATACCTGGTAATGGAACCGTAGCTATCCTCTTATATGGAGAGGTCGGTAATGGTCAGCCTGTGGACAGTGGACGAGTAGTCAGTGAGCTACTTGCCTTGCAAAGTCAGTATGACAAGATTGATGTACGCATCAATAGCAATGGTGGTGATGTTTTTAGCGGAATAGCCATTTACAATGCTCTTCGCACATCCACGGCAGACATTAATATATATGTTGATGGTGTTGCTGCCAGTATTGCTGCTATTATTGCTCTCTGTGGCAAGCCACTCTATATGAGTCCGTACGCTAAGCTCATGCTTCATAGCGTAAGTGGAGGTACGTGTGGCAATGCTTCAGATCTGCGTAGAATGGCTACTGTAATGGAGGAACTGGAACGTAACCTTGCAGGTATGATTGCTGCACGCTGTGGAATGAGCACAGAAGATGTGTTAGCAAAGTTTTTTGACGAGGTTGACCACTGGATAAGTGCACAAGAAGCAGTTGAGATTAAACTTGCAGATGGAGTGTACGATATGCAGGATGATGGTGAACCAGCACCTAAAACTCATGAAGAGATATATCAATATTTCAATAACAGGTTGACTAATCAACCAAAAAACTATCAAAACATGGCATTAATAGACCAATTAAAGAGCATCCCATCATTTAGCAATATCAATGATGAGGCTGCATTTGTGAACAAAGTCAGAGAGTTGGCAAACAAGGCAACCAAGGTAGATGCTCTTGAAACAGCCAATGCTGAGTACAAACAGCAACTTCAGTTATCTGAAGCAAAGGAACAGGAGGCTATCATTAATCAGGCGATTAGCGAAGGTCGTATTACCGCAGAACAGAAGGCACACTATGTTAAGCTTATGGCTGGGG